GTAAGGCCGATGCAGCTTAACCGGGAGAAGTTAGCCGAGTTCATCGGCTGCTCGCTCCGCACCATAGACGAGTATCGAAGACAAGGCATGCCCGGTGAGGCTCCTAAGCGCGCTGGCGACCAGTGGCGATTCGAGTCCGGCACTGTAGTCCAGTGGCTCCGAGACAAAGAGCGTCAGTCCGCGATTGGCGAGATAGCCCAGATAGACGAGGGTGAAGCGCGGCGTAGGAAGATGGCGGCGGACGCGGCGAACTCTGAATTTGATCTGGCCAAGAAAGAGGGAGAGGCTGTAGCGATCGCCGATTTTACGGCGGCCTGGTCGTCGATGATCGGGGCGGCTCGCGGAAAACTGCTCGGCTTTGGAGCAAGGCTAGGCCCCATGGTCGCGCTGTCTGATAGTCCAGCCGAGTGCGAGGCCATGATTGATTCGGCACTGAAGGAAGCACTCCAGGAACTCAGTGAGATCGAACCGGAAATACAAATCAACCCAGAGAGCGATCGGCAACCTGCGATCGGCGGTGAGGATGTTGAGCCAGATGTGGGCTCCGCCACCGGATCTGACCGTAAGCGAATGGGCGGACGCGGAGCGAAAGCTCAGCCAGGAGTCTAGCGCCGAGTACGGGAAGTACAGCACGTCGCGCACTGAATACATGCGCGAACCGATGGACGCATTCAATAACCCGAAGGTGAAGCGGGTCATCGGGATGTTTTCTGCGCAGGTCGCTAAGACCACGATTATTGAAAACGTGGTAGCGTATCACGCATGCCACGACCCTAGCCCGATCATGGCGGTTTTCCCGACGCTGGAGATTGCCGAGTCTTTCAGTAAAGACCGATTGGCCCCGATGGTTCGGGACACGCCTGCGCTGAAGGGGAAGTTTGCCGAAGCCGGATCCAAGACTAGCGGGGACACCCTGCTGCACAAGAAGTTTAGCGGCGGACATATCACGCTGGCCGGTGCGAATTCATTTAACTCGCTGGCCTCAAGACCGATTCGGATTGTGCTCGGAGACGAGGCGGCCAAGTGGAGGGCTAACGAGAAAGGCTCACCCTTCAGGCAGGTATCGGTTAGAGTCCGGGCCTTCTGGAACTCAAAGCAGGGATTCTTCAGCACGCCGACTGATACCAAGAACGAATTCCATAAGATGTGGGAAGAGTCCGACCAGAGGCTCTTCGAGGTTCCGTGCCCGCATTGTGGCGAGTATGTAGTTTTCACGTTCAACGAAGAGCCACAGTACGTGCCGACCATGGCGGAGATCCCCAACAGGGCCGTCCTGAAGTGGACTGAAGGGAAGCCCATTAGAACAGACGACGGGCGCATGATTCGGCGCGCAGACGATGCTTGGTTCGAGTGCCTGCTATGCAAGGGCAGGATCGATGACGTGGACCGCCACAACGCGGTGAAGCAGGGGCGCTGGTTTCCGACCGCAGAGTTTCACGGTACGGCTGGATATTGGGGATGGCAGGCGATGTCGCCGTTCGCCGTAGATGACGGGATCGCGAACGAATGGCTCGGCGCGCTTGGATCCCCGGTCGAGCAGCAGTCGGTAAAGAACGAAACTCTCGGGCTGCCTTGGTCCGAACAGGGAGAGGCCCCCGACTGGAAACGCCTATTCGACCGAGCGGAGACGTACCCGCTAAGGACCGTGCCGGAAGGTGCTCTGTTCTTGACTTGCGGTGTTGATATCCAGTCGGACAGGTGGGAAGCGCAGGTGGTTGGCTGGGGCAGAAACCAGGCTTGGCTGGTTGACTACCGAATATGCGAAGGCGATCCAGCGCGCCCGGAGATGTGGCAACATCTCGATGCTCTGCTCGGCGAAGTCTATCAGAATTCGGCTGGCGCTGACTTCACAATCAAGAAACTAGCGATCGATTCTGGTTACGCCTCACAGCATGTGTACGAATGGGCCAGGAAGCATCGCTTCGGTGTTGTCCAGGTAGTAAAGGGAGCGAGCAAGCCACAGACTGCTCCAGTAGGAACGCCATCCGCGGTCGAGTTGAGCGTCAGCGGGAAAAAGGTTCCAGCCGGTATCAAGATCCGCATCGTGGACACTGACTTTTTTAAGCGTGACCTGTACAGCCGATTGAGCCTTGAAGCTCCGAACCTGGAGCGCGGCGAAAAATATCCCGACAACTATTTTCATATCTGCGCGACGGACGACACCGAAGAATACTGCCGACAGATTACAGCCGAGCAGCGCGTCCGCAGGCTGGTCAAGGGGTACGAGACCTATGACTGGGAGAAGACCCGCCCGAGGAATGAAGCCCTTGATACATGGGGCTATGCGGCAGCAGCGAAGTGGATGCTTAATCCGCATTGGATGAGGGATCAGAACTGGCAAGTTCTTGAGGCTGAAGCGCGGGCCGTTCCAGCAGAATCTCCCAAGGCCAGTGCCCCTATTGTTCCGCCTACGCCGCGCAGGGTAATCCGATCAAGTTTCATGAGTTGACATATGGCCTGGACACAAGACGACCTAGACAGGATCGACGTAGCGATTGCCTCGGGTAAGCAGGAAGTGCGCTTCGGGGATCGCAGCGTCAAGTACTTCACGTTAGACGAATTGCTGAAGATCCGTTCGGAAGTAGCCGGTGCGATCAGCGGTGCAAGCGGGCGTCCGGTCATCCGCCAGGTTCGGTTTGCAACTCGCTCTGGTTTCTAAAAACTCACAGTGAAAAACAGAAAATCGGTCGTGCTGTACGATGGCAACGGCCAAACTCTTCAGCGCCCGCGTCCCATAGCGGCAGCTCTCAACGGCTCAGGTACCGGGAATCGTTCTAAGTTCTGGGAAACCTCAAGCTCAGACATCAACTCCCTCGTCTACTCCGACGTCAACCTGTTGCGTGAGCGCTGCCGGGATGCGGTTCGAAAGAATCCGTACGCTGAAAAGGCGATATCGAGTTTCGTTGCGTCCGCTATCGGTGTCGGGATCAAACTGCAATCGCAGCATCCCGACGAAGGGATCCGAAAGCAGATCAACCGCGAGTTTCTGAAGTGGACGGACTACGCCGACGCTGATGGAATTCTGGATTTCTTTGGGCTTCAACGGCTGGCGTGCAGGTCCATGCGGGAGGGTGGTGAGTGCTTCGCCCGTTTCCGGTACAGGCGTCCTGAAGATGGTTTTCGAATTCCGCTACAGATCCAGTTGCTTGAAGCTGAGCATCTGCCGACGTGGAAGCCGACCACCAGCGAGGCTGTCGGCAACAACACTATAGACCTCGGTATCGAGTTCAATCTGTTTGGCAAGCGTGTCGCGTACCACCTGTACAAGCGGCATCCCGGCGCGGTGTACTCCCCCGGTGGAGCGAATTACGAGACAACCCGCGTACCGGCTGAGCAGGTCATGCACCTGTTTGACCCGTTGCGGCCTGGACAGAAGCGCGGCATTCCGTGGTTCACGCCGATCCTGACGGATCTGTGGGAACTCGGGCAGTATTCGGATGCGCAACTCGTAAAACAGAAAGTCGCGGCAATGTTCGTCGGCTGGGTCAAGACCCTGAACGACGACATGAACACGGGCGGGATGTTCAACGCGGAGCAGTCCGAAACATCGGGCGTAGGTTTGGCCGATCTGGAGCCGGGAACGGCGCAGATACTGCAGCCGAACGAGGAAATGGGCTGGAACGATCCACCGGACGCTGGCAGCTTCGGGGAGTTCATGCGGACTTGCCTGCGCGGAATCGCGGCGGGCCTCGGCATCACATACGAGATGCTGACCGGCGATCTCTCCACGGTGAACTTCAGTAGTTCGCGCGTCGGGCAGTTGGACTTCCGGCGCGTCTGCGAACAGTTCCAGCATTCGGTATTCGTGCAGCAATTCTGCCGGCCGCTTTTCAATGAGTGGCTTCGAATCGGCGTACTGTCTGGGGCTCTGAACCTTCCAGGCTACGCGGACGACCCACAGCAGTATCAGGAGGTCCGATGGATTACTCCGGGCTTCCCGTGGATCAATCCGTTGCAGGACGTCAAGGCCGCTATTGCAGAGGTCCGCGCGGGCTTCACTACGCGGTCTGCTGTGGTCTCAGCGAAGGGCGACGACGTTGACCAGATCGACGCGGAGAACGCGGCGGACAACGCGCGAGCCGATGCCGAAAAGCTCAGTTACGACTCGGACGGCAGACGCCCCGAGACACTCCAGTCAACCAACGCGACGCAAGCTCTGATCGAGGAGCAGATCCGAGAGGACGAGCAGCAAATGCAGAGGAGTGCGCTGATCCAATGAGAAATCTACCCTATCTGGCAACGCGGCTGTACGGAACGCCGCTGGCCATCGTGCCGCGCAAACTGGCGGAAATTCACAGCGCGTTTCAGGTCATCATCCTTGGCGAAGCTCCGAAGTCGGCTGCACCCGCGATGCCGATGGATCAACCTGGGCAGCGCAAGCCGTATCAAGTCACCCCGGACGGCATCGCAATCATCCAGGTGCTCGGGCCGCTGGTCACTCGCGATACGGGCAACTTCATTAGCGGCGGCCCTTCGACCTATCAGGAGATTCGCGGAGAGTTCGAGGACGCGGCTACCGATCCGATGATCAAGGGGATTCTGCTCGATATGGATTCTCCTGGTGGCGAAGTCGGCGGTCTGTTCGACCTGACTGATCTGGTGTACAGCGCTCGCACAATGAAGCCTGTCTATGCCATCGCGAA